TCAATTTTCCGTGGAGTTCACTCCCTCAGATCCGCCCATAAGGTCATCCGGCGTCTCCGGATTCGGATCCACCAGCGGTCCGCCCCACATCAGCCAATCCCGGTCGACACCGAACGCGAGCGCGATCTTCGCGACCTTCACGTCGACCCGGCGAGCAGCGCGACCTTCCTCCATGCCCTGCCATTCCCGCTGGGTTATGCCGATCGTCTCGGCCGCCTCCCGTTGAGAGAGCTTCTTCTCGGCGCGCACTAGGCGCAAACGGTTCTCCAGCGTGTCCGCTGGACGCCACCCTGTAGATCCATTCACTGCTGTTGTCATGAGCTGAAGCATAGGCACATCTGGCACGCACTGCAACACTTTGTTACGTCTCACACTGCAACAACGGATAAATCACCCAGCGAGCCGTGTTGACACACAAATGTGTGAGTGGCACATTTCACTGCATGGCAACCGCAGCACGAGAACTCATCGAGTCTCGACTCACCGGTACAAGCCTGACCGCGTTCGTCTCTCAACGACGCAGGGCGGGGGTGGGGTGGCGCGGCCTCGCAGCCGAAATCAACCACATCACCGGCTACCCCGTCTCACACGCAACCTTGCGTCGGTGGTTCCCAGATGCACCGCCTCGCAAAGAGATCCGGCCAGAGCCTCACCGATTCAAGTCGACAGCAACCCTCGCCTCATGAACACAGAAAGGAGGAACAACATGCACACCGTCACCGAACTCCCGATCAACATGCAGACCAAGGTCACCGAAATCGACCGTGGTCACACCAGTCAATGCTGGGAATGGCAAGGCGCGACCAGCAACCGCGGCTACGGACAAGTCGGCAGAAACGGTAAGACGTGCAGCACCCATGTGGTCGCGTACGTCGAACTCGTCGGCCCAATCCCAGACGGCCTCCAGATCGACCACCTCTGCCGCAACCGCAAGTGCTGCAACCCCGAGCACTTGGAACCCGTCACCGGCCGGGTCAACTGCTCCCGGTCGATCCAAGCCACGAAAATTCGCTGTCACAAAGGCCACCCACTGGCAGGCGCGAATCTCATCATCAAGAAGCGGCCCAACGGATTACAAATCCGCAACTGTCGAGTCTGCACCCTCGAAACCCAGCGTCGTCATCGCGAGCGCACGGGCACCGTCGGCAGGTACAACACCGCCGACCGAGTCCGCAAGATTCTCGCCGCGGCCGAACTGGCGGTCGCATCATGACCGCCGCAGCACTGATCGATCAGCTTCTCGCCGACCGCCCGTCTCTCACGCTCGCGGAGCGGGTCGAAGCGCGTCGTGCGATCGACAAGGCCCGCGGCATCTCGTACACGCCTCCCGCGCCCGCTGGCCTGCATCAGCTGGCCCGCATCACGGCGTCGGGACTGCGTCGCCCCTGAACAAGACGAAAGCCGCCCAGTGGCTGCTGGACGGCTCTCTTTCACCAACCCCTAGGAGATTGATATGACCCAGAGTAGCGGTCGCCCCACCACATTCGAAGACCTGGACTCGTACGCGAAGCGTGGCGAGACGGTGGCGTCGTTCCGGATCGACATGTTCGCCGACGATCCGGACCTGCTCCGTTCGTACGCCGACTTCCTGCAGAACGCGCAGAACGCGGGCTTCGATTACGTCGACGGCGAGATTCGGACGCGTGTCACCGAGGAGGTGCAGGCGGAGAAACTGGCTGCGGCGCAGACGGATTGGGACAGTGCGGAGAAGCAGTATCTTGCGTGGGTCGAGACGGGGGTCGCGCCGCAGTATCCGCAGTTCGTGACCGGGTGGGCGAAGCGTGAGGGCCTGCCGGTCCCCGAGGCGGTGTCGGCATGAGCATCGAACCTGGCACGCTGGTCCACTACCACTCGCGAGCATTCAACCTTGTCCCTGATTTCGACTACAGCGAGCGGCACCAGCGAGGCGACAAGCCAGCCGGATTCTGGGTGTCGGTAGCCGGAGAAGACGACTGGCCTTCATGGTGCAGGTCCGAAGAGTTCGCTCTCGAGAGCCTGACGGTTCCTCACGTCGTAACGCTCACGGCTGAGGCCAACGTCCTTCGTATCAATTCGGAGGCCGAACTCGTCGCTTTCGACGCGAAATATCACATCGCCGACAGCTGGTACCTGGAGCGCGGCATAGAAAGTCATTGGTCGATCGACTGGCCACGTCTGTATGGCGAGTACGACGGCATCATCATCGCGCCCTACCAATGGAAACAACGGTACGGAGACCTCAATTGGTACTACGGCTGGGATTGCGCGTCCGGTTGCATCTGGAACCTTGCCGCCATCGCCGCGCTCAATGTAGAGCAGGTGTCGGCATGATCTACCTCGGTTACGCCGTGCAGGCGTGCATGGTCGGTGGGTTCCTGTGGGCCATCTCCCCGGCCCCCAAACCGCTTGAGGCATTCATTGTTGATCGTGGCAAGTTGGTGATGGCGTGATGGCCAACGTCGACCTCCTGTATCGCACGATCGCGCATATCGAAACTCACCCTTACGACCATGATCAGCAGTGGTGGCGTTGCGGCACGGCCCGTTGTTTTGCTGGTTGGGCGTCGTTCTTCGCGGGCGGCCGGTTCGTCTCTTCGGAGGACGACAAGAACCACATCGTTGCGTCGAACGGGGTGAGGAATTTCCGGGCATCGACTGTCCGCACGCCAGATGGTCAGTTGCTGCACGTCGCGGACCACGCCGCCATGATGCTGGGTATCGACGACCGCGACGCCGATGCCTTGTTTTCACCGGACAACACCGTGACGGTTCTCCGTCGGATGGTGAACAACCTGCTGGAGTACGGCAGCACCGATGGCGATCCCACCCCGGTCGAGCAGTGGCGGGCGGTGGCGCACCAGTGATCCGCATGCAGGACGGTTTCACGACCGTCGATACCAGCGTCGAACCTGATGGCCGGATCCGCATGACCATCGCAGTCGACGGCCAGGTCGTAGCCGAACCGACGTTCGCGGCGACGGACTACACGCAGGTCACGTTCGCCGTCAACGGGGCCATCCTCATGCTCGCCGACCGGAAGGCGGCGACGGTATGAGCGGCCTCGTCACGTTCGCCCTCCTCGTCGACGGCAACCCCACCGGTGAAACGTTCGCTGCGGCCGACACCAAACCGACAGCGGACGACAGCGTCACCCGCACCTTCGAGGTGTTCATCGATCACCCCGACTGGGAATGGGACGGCACGGTGGAGCATGCACCCGAGGACGGCCACTGGGTGCTGCTCCGCACTGCGATCGACGCGATGGACGAGGACGGCCGTATCGCCGCCGAGGCTGTCGCTGACCGCATGGACGGTGCTGGGGATCACGCCCGCGACATCGCAGTCGACCGTGCCGAGGGGGTGCCGCTGTGAGGTACACCGACCATGACGCTATCGCCAACGCGGCACTGCAGGTGTGCGAAGACATCCGCGACCAGTGGCCCCTCGAGCTGTACCGGAATCTGGTGGAGCAGTGCATTGCCGAGCCGGAGCGGATGGCGCAGATCATGATGGCGCTCGCCGCGTTCGTCCCGGTGGAGGAATCGATCCTCACGACGATTCGCCGTGTCGAAGCGATCACTGACCGTCGCGTCGAACGCACCAACCTTCGGGTGGTGTCGGCATGAAACGCGGCCGGTACGAATCCGATTCGTGGCGTTCGGAATACGCCTGGTTCAAGTCGTTCGGGTGGCCCGACGAGCGGATCGCGAAAGCCCTCCGGATGCCCGCCGCCACCCTGCAGAAGAAACTCGAACGAGAGAAGGCCGACGCATGAGAATCGGATCATTGTTCTCCGGGTACGGCGGCCTTGATCTCGCTGCCCTGCAACTCTTCCCAGGCTCGTCCGTTGCGTGGCACTGCGAGTGGGAAGCCGCACCGTCGAAGATTCTCGCCCACCACTGGCCGACGGTGCCCAACCACCACGACGTCACCGAACTTGATTGGGACGCCCTCGAATCCGTCGACGTCCTCACCGGCGGCTACCCATGCCAGCCGTTCAGCGCCGCCGGGCGACGCAAAGGAACCGCCGATGAACGCCACCTCTGGCCCTACGTCCTCCACGCAATTCGCCGTCTACGACCACGATTCACACTCCTGGAAAATGTGGCCGGCCATCGGTCTATGGGGTTCGATCGAGTACTCGGAGACTGTGCCGAAGACGGGCTACATGTCCGGTGGACGTCTGTACGAGCTTCCGACGTCGGAGCCTGCCATCGACGAGAACGACTCTTCATCCTCATCACTACTCCCAACGCCGACCGCGACACAGTACGGCTCGAATCAATCACCGAGCCCGGGGGTGCCGGTGCGACCGAGCCTCGATGGGCTCGTGCGGATGTTGCCAACGCCGCGGGCTGCGGACGGGCAGGCGTCGATGACAGCGCCAGCAGCACGAGCGCACACGCAGCAGGGGATGGGCAGTCTGGCGGAAGTGCTCGGAGCGACGTTGCACCCGTAGACCTGCTCCCAACGCCTCGGACTATCAACTCGAAGAGTGGCCGTGCAATGTCAGCTTCTGTTGCCAACGGTCGACGATCGGGTGGTGGACAGTCGTCACCACCCGGACTGGAAGAGATTGCACAGATAAGCGCGGGTCACTGGCCGAGGCACATGCCAGCATTCGAAGACTTGCCTGGGGCGACTCGTCGACTCCTGCCGACGCCGCGCACGACGGACGGCAACGGTGCAGGACTCCATGGTGACGGTGGTGCGGATCTCCGCACCACCGTCACCATGGAGGGGAAGTGGGGCATCTATGCGCCGGCAATCCACAGGCAGGAGCGGCTGTCGCGGCCCGCACCGTCACCGACTGAGCCGAATACCAAGGGTGATCCCCGGCTCGCAGCGCCGTTCCCCGAGTGGATGATGTTCCTTCCCGAGGGGCACGTCACCAACCCGGCGATCAACCTGTCGCGTAACGAGCAGCTCAAGGCGATCGGTAATGGTGTCTGCCCACCGCAGGCCGTTGCCGCGTACTCGTCGCTGCTGCGGATGCGCACCGACCTCTTGACGGCGGTGTCGTGATGGCTCGTACGAATATGGCGCGCAGTAACCGCCGCATCACGGGCTCCATCCTCGACTGCGTCATGTGCGCGCAACCCGCATCGAACACCCCCATCAGCCTCGCCACCGGACTGTGCATGTCCTGCGCTGAAGTCGCGACACGCCGCCAGCAGCAACAGAATCGAGCAAAACAATGACACCGAAATTCCCTCAAGGGACACGCCTCACCCGCGCCGAAACGTTGATCTACTCCCTCGCGGCCGCCACCGTCCTCATCGCCATCCTCACCCTCACCGGCGGTCTGCGATGACATGGACAACGAACCCCCTCGCCGCGTTCGACCTCGAGACAACATCGCCGACACCGACGTCGGCCCGCATCGTCACCGCCTGCTTCATCACCATCGACGGTGCAGAGAAGGACACTCGCAACTGGCTCGTCGACCCCGAAATCGACATCCCCACCGGCGCATCCGACATCCACGGCATCACCACCGAGAAAGCCCGCAACGACGGCCAGGACTACCGCGACGGCTACAAGGAAATCCGCGACGCCATCGAGGCAGCATGGATGCAGGGCCGCATCATCGCCGCCTACAACGCGAGCTTCGATTTCACCCTCATCAACGCCGAGGGCATCCGCCTCGGCTACCCACCCCTCACACCCGGGCCGATCGTCGACGCGTACGTCCTCGACAAGGCCGTCGACAAATTCCGGCCCGGGAAGCGGAACCTCGGTGTCACGTGCCAGCACTACGGTGTGGAGCTCGGCAACGCCCACTCCGCCGACGCCGACGCCCTCGCAGCAGCCCGATTGGCGTGGATCATCGGCCGCGCCAACCCCGGCCTCGCGGAACTGACCGTCGACGAACTCATGGACCGCCAGGCCGTGCTCTACCGCGAGCAGCAGGAAAGCCTGCGGGACTACTTCGAGCGCACCGGGAAAGACGCCTCCGACGTCAACACCCAATGGCCCATCCGAGGTGCAGCATGACCGCGGCACTGCTGGATGCCCCACCATCGAAGAACGGTGTCTACGACGGCATCTCGGATGCGGTCTACCACGGCGACCGCAACAGCCTGTCGTCGTCGGGAGCACGGCGAATCCTTGATGAGTCACCAGCGAAGTTCCGATACGAACAAGACCATCCGTCAGCGCCGAAGAAGATCTTCGACTTCGGACACGCGGCACACGCTCGAGTGCTCGGTGTTGGTGCCGAGCTACGTGCCATCCCTCCGAAACTACTGGCGTCCAACGGGGCCGCATCGACGAAGGACGCGAAGGCATTCATCGCCGAGGCCCGAGCCGCTGGCGCAGTTCCACTGAAGCCAGAGGAATATCAGCAGGTCGTTGATATGGCAACGGCGTTGCTCGAGCACCCCATCGCCCGCAACCTTTTCACCAGCGAAGGGCAAGCAGAACAATCCCTCTACTACGACGACCCCATCACCGGTGTTCGCTTGCGTGCGCGCCCCGACTGGATGACTCGTCCTGCAAGCCGACTGCTGTTGGTGGATTACAAGACGACGGCATCGGCTGAGCCGGAAGCCTTCGCCCGCCACGCCTGCAGCTACGGCTACCACCAGCAGGATCCCTGGTACGTCGACGGCGTGAAAGCTGTTGGTCTCGACGACGACCCAGCGTTCGTGTTTGTCGCACAGGAGAAGACCGCACCGTACCTCGTGTCCGTCACCCAGTTCGACGCCGACTCGGCCGACCTAGGCCGCCGCCGCAACCGCAAAGCCATCGACCTCTACGCCCGATGCGTAGCCAACGACCACTGGCCGTCGTGGGACCGCGACGTCTACCCCATCAGCCTGCCGAAGTGGGCATTCACCCAGGAGGAATACACCGCATGAGCAGCACCGAAGTTGCCGTCGCTAAGTCGGCCGCCATCGCCCCGTCGCCTACACCACTGTCCATCTCGGGTGCACTCGCCGAGCAGGTGCAGCAGATGGGCCATGCCTACACACTCGCGCAGTCGATCTGCAAGACCACCCTCGTACCCGCCCACTTCCGCGGCAAGCCCGAAGACGGAGCCGTCGCCATCATGGCCGGCGCGAAGTGGGGACTCGACGCCATCGCCGCCCTGCAGAACATCTTCATCGTCCACGGAACACCCTCCACGTTCGCCCGGGTGATGAAAGCCGTAGTCCAGGCCAACGGCCACGAAATCTGGACTGAGACTGTCGAACCCGGCCGCGTCGTCGTCTGCGGTAAGCGGAAGGGTAGTGACCGCATCGAGACGTCGGAGTGGACCGAGGCTCGGGCACGGAAGGCCGGCTACTTCTCGAACAAGAAGTACGACACCGAGCTCGAGAACATGCTGTACGCCCGCGCCACCGCCGAGTGCGCGCGCCGTACCGCGCCGGACTGCCTCCTCGGTATGCCGTACTCCCGCGAGGAGATGGAGGACGCGAAACCTGTCCGCGCGACGGCCGAGCGAGTCGACGGAAAGCGGATCTCGGACGACCTCGGTATCACTCGCGAGGAACCAGCCGAGACCGTGGATGTTTCGCACGGGGAGGAAGTCCCGTACGACGAGCCAGCTGCTGAGCCAGCGTCCGAACCTGCTTCTGACGAACCGGCCGGTGAGCTGCTGTCCTCGGCGCAGCTTGGGAAGCTGCAGGCCCTGCTGAAGAAGGAAGGCCTCACCACCTCGGAGGCGCGTCACGAGTGGCTGACATCCAACCTGCGGCGCGACATTACCGACACCAAGCAGGTGAAGAAGAGCGAAGCGAGCGAAATTATCGAGTTCCTCGTTGAAGCGCAGAGCAAAGACCAACGAGGTAACTAGTCATGCCGAAGGGGGTGCAGGTAATGGACCCGGTCGCTCACATGACCTCTCGAATCAACGTCATCCCATCTGGTTGCTGGGAATGGACGGGCTCACGAAACGCACACGGGTACGGAACTCTCAAGCTCTCAGTGCTGGGAGGTCACCGATTGGCACACGTCGCGATGTGGGAACTCACCAATGGGCCTGTGCAAGCTGGGCACGAATTGGACCATTTGTGCCGAAACCCACCCTGCTGCAACCCAGATCATCTCGAACCTGTTACTCACGCAATCAATATGGCGCGGTCCCCTGTCGTGGGCAGGCACCCCCGAACAACATGCCTACGCAGCGGGCACCCCTTGACCGGCGAAAACGTCCGAGTCAATTCGGCAGGCAAACGCTTTTGCGTCACGTGCCGTAGAAACCGGCAGCGCGAAAGACGCGCTGCTGCAAGCCAGTAACCCCCTCCCCTGAGTTTCCGCCCGAGCTCCACCCTCACAGATTGGAACTACAGAACAATGGCCACAGTCAAGAACTTCAACGGCACCCCCGACGGACAGTCGGACACGATGGTGAAGTACAGCTTCTCCGGATCCCCCACCACCCTGTACGAACACGTCCCCGAGCCAGGGGAGCGCCGCACAATGACCATCGTCGTCGAGTGCACCCTGTCGGGCACCGACATCGTGAAGGACGGGGAGCGGGCGATCGCACGGTTCAAGGTCGTCGACGCCGAGCTCGGGAAGCCTGTCGTCAAGCCCGCGTCGGACGATCCGGAGTTGCCGTACGAGTCGGGTGCGAACGCCGCGTATGGCGACTACGGCGTCGGACAACCTGAAGGCGAAGGCCCGGATGATGAGGTGGGGGAGGACGGCTACACCAACGCCGAACGCGCCGCGCAGAACAGCGACACGCCCACCGACACAGGCGAATCGGCGAAGATCGTCCGCCCCTCGTTCTCCGGTGCCAACTGATGGCCGCCAAGCAGCACCGCGTCGCCGTCACCGCCACCGGTGACAACTACGAGTGGACGCGGGTATCGAACAACGGGGCCGTCGTCGGCAAGTCGCACCGCAGCTGGGACACCCCCGGTCTCGCAGTGAAGAACGCGGTCGCCGTCAACAAGCCGCCGTACCTCCTCGTCACCCCGAAGGAGAAACGGCCGGTCACCGAGTGACCATGTCCAACGCCCGTGTCATCGCCTCCGCCGTCGCCCTGTCGGCGGCGGGGGCATGCATGGTCGGCGTCATCGTGTGCAGCGCCTTCACACGAGTCCTCGACCACGCACACGGCTACCCCACCAACACCCCCGAACACCGCCTCACCCTCACACCCACCGACAAGGCACCGAGATGAAGAACTACCTCGCGGGCTTCCTCACCGCGTACGCAGCAGGCGCGGTCGCATGCACCGTCGCAACGTGGAACGCACCCGAAATGGACCGCCACCATGTCACCCTCGAACGCGTCGGCCTCGGCATCGCACTCGCCGCCATCTGGCCCTGGCACGCATACCTCGCCATCAACGAGTGGGACTCATGAAGCAGCCCCGCGTCGTCGCGTACGAGCACGTCGACATGCACCCCGCGCACCTCCGTGCACCCGACGCGACCCTCAACATGTGCTGCATCGGAGCCGCCAACACCGACGGCGACAAATGCACCTGCTGGCAGCCCGTTGTCGAACCGCAAACCGCGCCACCGCAGGAAGGCCCCATGGCCGTCCAGCCGAACCGCTGCGGCGACTGCGCCTACCGACGAAACAGCCCCGAACGGCAAGCCATCGGCGGCGACACCATGCCTTACATCCCCGAGAACCGATTCCTCTGCCACGACGGCATGGCCAAGGTGACGTCCTACCGCCACGACGAAGGGTACGAAACCCGCGCCCTCACCGGAGCCCACACCGACTACCGGCCCCCCACCAACGGCTGGGCGTGCTGGCAGAAAGACGGCACCCCCGCCATCGTCTGCGCCGGCTGGGCCGCTGACAACCGCGCCTACGAAGCAGCACTCAACGCACAGGCAGAATCCATTACCCCCGCCGACACGAGCGGTAAGGTAGACGAAGAAGCCCCCGCGCTGCTGGACACAGCCGGGGGCATGACCCACCCGCTGAACAGGAACGGTGAGTAATGACGATTCTAGCCGCGCCCACTGACAATGTCAGTAAGAGCGATACAGTCCATTCTGCCTGGCCGGTGAACTGCCGGTGACAATCCACTACCAAGACGACACCGTCACCCTCCACCACGGCGACTGCCTCGACATCCTCCGCACCCTGCCCGACAGCTCCGTCGACTCCGTCGTCACCGACCCGCCCTACGGCATCGCCTTCATGGGCAAACAATGGGACCAACCCGGCGAATTCGGGTCCACCCGCTCAGCCGGAACACCAGGCATCCACCGTCGCGGCCGCGAACGAACCGACGACCAAATCGGAGACACCGGCGCGATGGACGCCGGCCGCTACGACCTGTCTCCGAGCGCGATGCGCAACTTTCAAAACTGGTGCGAGGCATGGGCAACCGAATGCCTCCGCGTACTCAAGCCCGGCGGGTACATCGTCTCGTTCGGCGGCTCACGCACCTGGCACCGGCTCGCCTCGGCCGTCGAAGACTCCGGCTTCGAGATACGCGACTCCATCGCATGGCTATACGGATCCGGATTCCCCAAGTCGCTCGACGTCGGCAAAGCAATGGACCGCGCCGCCGGAGTGGAACGAGAAGTGCTCGCCGAAGGGCCACCAGTCAAGCGCATGATCCCAGGCGCAGATCAGAACAAGACAGGGTCGTGGATCAAGGACAACGGCCGCGAGTTCATACCCTCAGTCACAGCCCCTTCCACCGCGGCAGCGCAGCAATGGGACGGGTGGGGTACCGCCCTCAAGCCGTCATTCGAGCCGATCGTTGTTGGCCGTAAACCACTCGCAGGAACAGTGGCCGCCAACGTCACCGCCTACGGAACCGGGGCACTGAACATCAACGCCTGCCGAGTCGCGACCACAGACACACTCAAAGGATCCGGCGGGCCGCCACTGAAACACGGCGGCATGAACGCCCGCCCATTCCACGCCACCGCAGTACCCCGCGGCGTCACGCAGCACGAAGCAGGACGTTGGCCCACCAACGTCCTGCTCGACGACACCCAAGCGTCAGAGCTGGATCATCAGAGCGGTGTTCGCGTGGCAGGCGGAAGCGTCCGTGGCGACGAACAGTCCGCCACCGGAGACAACGGCATCTACGGCCACTACGACCGCGCCGCATGGTCCGGCTACGGCGACACCGGTGGCGCATCACGGTTCTTCCCCACCTTCCGCTACGAAGCCAAAGCCCCATCGAGCGAGCGCCCATCCGTCGACGGTGTCCAACACCCAACAGTGAAACCACTCGACCTCATGCGCTGGCTCGTCCGCCTCGTCACACCACCCAACGGCACCGTCCTCGAACCCTTCGCAGGATCCGGCACCACTGCTGAAGCGTGCATCCACGAACACATGCGATGCATCGCGATCGAACGAGAGGCCGACTACTTGCCCCTCATCGTCAAGCGCATCACTAAGCCGATCGAGGTCGGATTCAACTTCGAGGAGGTGCAGTAGATGGCCGTCAGTAAGCGCCTCCGCTACGAGATCCTCCAACGCGACGGATACACCTGCCGATACTGCGGAGCGAAGGCAGACAACGAAACTCGCCTCGTCGTCGACCACGTCCTACCCAAAGCCCTCGGCGGCAAAGACGAACCCGACAACCTCATCACCGCATGCGAACCGTGCAACGTCGGGAAGTCCTCCACCACCCCCGGCCTCGACCTCGTCGCAGACGTAGCCGAACGACACGGCCTCCACCAATCAGCACTCCATCTCTGGGGCCAAGTCAACGACCGCGCCACCGCAGAATTCAATCTCGCACTCCCCGAATGCCACTGCATCGACTACTGCGGCGACCCCCTCTGCCGCCTCGTATTCGCCGCCTACATGAGCGGATTTCTCGACAAAACCGCCCTTGTAAACGCCGATTTGATACCCAAAATGCCATCGGAGGTGACCGATGGGACTCCCCTGGGTGCGTCTTGACACCAACATCGCAACGCACGACAAAATCCTCACCCTGCTCGATTCAGGAGCCAAAGGGAAGCAAGCCGGATTCGTCTACGCCATGTCCATCGCCCACTCCGCAGGACACGGCACCGACGGCGTCATCAAACGCTCCGCCCTCCCCTTCATCCACGGCACCGCAGCCGACGCGAAACTCCTGGTCATGGCCGAACTGTGGGAGTGCATCGAAGGCGGTTACCGCATCAAGAACTGGGGCAACCGCAACGTCGTCGGAGCCGCCCAACAAGCACTCTCAGAGATCCGATCCGAAGCGGGAAAGAAGGGGGCCGAAGCACGATGGAACGACTGATTTGCCATATGGCAAAACCGATAGCAAACCGATGGCAAAACACCCATTTGCCATTTCGATTTGACAATGGCTTTAACGTACGGACGAACGGACGGACGAACGTAGATACCAACACCGGAAAAAGATCTTCGTCCAACGTAAGAAACGCGCACGAACACGAGACCAAATTTCTCGCAAGGGTGAGCAAATGACCCCGATGCGTAACCCGTCGTTCGATCAGATGCAGACCCGGCAACTCGCGTTGACCGTCGCGTGCCGGTACTGCCACGCCCCCGCCGGTGAACCCTGCACCGTCCCCGGCCGCACCCCAGCAGAACCCCGCCGGCCACTCGAAAACTTCCCCGCCCACCACTGCCGCACCAACCACGCCACCCGCCTACGCCGCCTCCAACAAGCCGACCAACAACGAAACGAGACACCATGACCGTCGTCGGACTCGACCCCAGCCTCGTCAGCTTCGGCGTCACCACCCTCCGCCCCGGCCACGACCCCATCACCCACCTCGCCACCAGCCGCGGCACCCGCACCGACACCTGGCAAGACCGCCAAACCCGCATCACCCAACACCGCAACAACGTCATGAAACTCATCCCCCGCGACACCCAACTCGCCTGCATCGAAGGCCCCGCATACTCACGCGGCGCAGACCCCGGCGCATGGGACCGAGCGCACCTCTGGTGGCTCATCATCGACGCCCTCACCGCCCTCCAAATCCCGTACGCCGTGGTGCCCAGCACGACGCTGAAGAAGCACATCTGCGACCGCGGCAACGCGAAGAAAGCCGAAGTCGTCGCCGCCGTCGCCCGCATGTGGCCACAGCTGCAACTCCCCACCGACGACGCAGCAGACGCCGCCGCCCTCGCCACCATCGCCGCCCAACACTGCGGCTACCCCCTGCCGTTCCTGATCCTCGAACGACACAAGCTCGCACTCGCCAAAATCGCATGGCCACAGCTCGCACCAGACGGCGATACACTCGTATCCGTACCTGCACACACGAGCCACCAAAATCGGATGACGGAGGCGACACCATGACCGACCGGGCCCTCGACCTCGACGCCATCCAAGCCCGCATCAACGGCGCAAGCCCCCTGCCGTGGACGTACCGGGACGTGATCGACGGACTGCACAACGTCACCCGAGGTGGCTGGGACGTCGCATCCTGTGGCGCGGGGGACTTGGATCCCGACGACGGTGACCGCGACGCTCAAGCAGCCCGCAACGCCGAGTTCGTTGCCCACTCGCGTAGCGACATGGAACTCATGGCCGCCCGTATCCGCGAGCTTGAGGCACAGGCGTCTGTCCCGCCCGCCATCACCGGATCGGTTGGCTTCGACGTCAACACTCCGCCGTATGTCGACCTGACACTCGCCAACGGTGCGCGGGTCCGGGGCTTCGTCGATGACGGCCTCGGCAAGCACATGTCGTGGTCCAACCCGCTCGTCGAGCAGGGCGGTCGGTGATGGCCAACACGACCAGCCGTGGACGGTTGAACGACCGCGAGAAGGCCCTCGAGGCGCTACGCCTACGACGGGACACTGACTCGGAGTGGGAGACCATCGCGACGCAGCTCGGGTATTCGTCGAAGCAGGCCGCTCAGCGTGCCGTCGCCCGGGTCGCGAATCGGATCGAGACGAAGGACGTCGAGTCGTACCGGGCGAAGATCAACGAACGGTTGGACTGGTTGTGGGATCAGGTGGAGGACCGGATCGTCAACGGTGACCGCAACAGCATGGGGTTCGCGCAGACGGTGAACGCGGCGAAAGCCATTTTGGATCGTCAGGCGAAGCTGCATGGGGTGGATGCGGCGATCAAGGTGGAGGTCACCGAGGTCACGCGTTCTGCGATTGATGCGGAGATCGAGGAGTTGGCGGGGAAGATCAAGTCCCGCGCCGCCGGTCAGCCTGTTCCGTCGGAGCCCGCCGCCGTCGACCTCACCAAGCACGGAGTGGACGCGTAATGCCGGGGTACAGGCCGCGTAAGACTGAGCAGGTCCGCTGCGGGCGATGCGACGGATGGGGGATCTACGACGGCTTCTTCGGTCGACGCTCCTGCTCCAAATGCGACGGCGCGGGATTCGTCACGAAACTCGTCCCGACACGGTGGGAACCGAACCAGCCGACCCCGCCCCCGCCTCGTGGCGGCGGCGGAGAAGCGACCGCCCGATGAGCGCCGTGTGGGAGAACGCGGTGGAGGTACCCGCGCCGCCGCCACGCAGGTTCGCGGACGTGTTCAACGAACGACCGCAGTGGAAGTTCGCCGGCCGATTCGTTGATGACGACGGCCGCGAGAAGTACCTGTGGATGTCGTCCACCTGGTACATGACCGACGTCCACGCCATCCCCGTCGACGAGTTCTGGCCAGCACCCAAACCCGCCGCCACCGTGCGGCCCGGATCGATCATCGCGAACCTCTTCGCATTCCTCCGCGGCTCCACACCCCAGCAACGCACCTTCGTCAACGGTGTCGACGCATTCACCGCCGTTCACCCACGAACCACCCGAAAGGCCACACCATGACCGACCGCCACCCCGGAACCCAGCACCTACTCGGCCTGTTCGAGTACGCCCATCTGCCCGCGCACCTGCAGGAAATTTCCATCCCCCTCCGCGCCACCGCACTCGACATGACCGAGGTACTGCAGGACGGCCCCGAGCTCACCACCGGCCTGCGGAAACTGCTTGAGGCGAAAGACTGCTTCGTACGCCAAGCCGTCATCGACCACCGCACGACGACCGCACCGACACCTGAGCCGGCACCGAACCTGGCGACCACAGAGTGCGCCGCGTTCAAGCCGATGATCCACGACGACCCCAACATCTGCTTCGACTGCGGACTCACCCGCGACGCGCATGAAGGCGTGTTCACGCTATGACCGGGCCGTCGTGCACGTTTCAGAAGCGGCCCGTGCGGGTGCAAGCCATCCAATGGACCGGCGACAACCCCTACGCCGTCCGCGCATTCACCGGCGTCCACAAGGTGCAACCGTCCGGCGACCACTACGTCTTCACCACCCAAGACGGCGTCGACCACGCCAAGCTGTACGTCGCAGCCAACGACGCATGGCTCGAAGTCGAAGTAGGCGAGTGGATCATCCGCGACGAGCACGGCTACTACCCCTGCAAAGCCGAGCGATTCATCGAGTCCTATGAACCGGTGATTGGACTGTGACCGCCCCGGCCATCCGTACCGTCGCGGATCTTGCCGACGTCATGGGCCTCACCGAACTCGACGACCTCCAACTCCTCAGCCGCCTCGCCAAAGGCGGCTACACCGGACCAGCGGCCCTCTGCGCTCGATTCCACGTGTGTAAGCGCGCGGCTGCCTTAGCGCCCACGTGGCCACAACCCGACGACCCACTCACCTGGCCGCCGAGGACGGACGCGTGATCCCGGCGGCGTGGGCGGGGATGCACTGCGTACTCATCTCCCAGCAGAACACCTACGCCCGCCAGCTGACCCCCGACGAAGCACGCACCCACGCCACCGAGCTGCTCCGCCTCGCCGACATCGCTGACGGACTCACCCTCGGACGGACCGAGCAGTGACCGCGAACTTCCACCGGACGCCGATCGGTAAAAGTTTGACCTCCGATGTAACCCCACCGCCGGTGGTTGACAGGTCCGGCTACACCGACGAATGCAACCTGTTCGACGCCCTCTACGCCGCATTCCAGCAGCACGCCCCCGTCACCCCACACCCGAGGTACCTGTGAAAGCCCTACCCCTCGGCGAAACAGAACGCATCCGCCGCCTCGCAATCCAGTACGGCGGACTCCGCTGGATACCTATCCACGAGTTCCTCCGTCGCCTCGCTGACCGTTCGCTCGTCCTTTGCCGCTGCAACCATCCCGGCTGCCTCAACTACCGACCCGGCATCCACGCGTACCGCGAGCAGTTCATCAACCAGCCGGGCGCGTGGAGCCTCACCGCCCTGCCCCTCGTAGACCGGCACCGCGCGTGACGTCGTTCCTCGAGGACGGCTCATGGAAGCCGTTCAACGACGCCGAGAAACGAGCCCTCCGCGACAAGCTGGCCGAGACCTGCGTCAAACTCGGCATCCCCATCACCGACGCAGTCACAGGCGCACTCGAACTCTCCATGCAACTCGACCCGCGGCAGACCAGCCGCCCCCACCTGAAACTCATCGACGACAACCTCACCTGGCTGCACAACACACCCGACGCGAAACTCATGGTCTTCGGGCCACCACGCTCAGGGAAGAGTGACCTCGTCTCGCGGCGGTTCCCGTTCTACGGTCTCACTCGCCGCCCCACCGACCGGTACATCGTCACCAGCTACGCCAGCAACCTCGCCCAAGGGCACGCCGCTGCCATCCGCGACATGATCGTCGACCACGGCGCACCGTACGGACTCCAACTCCGAGCTGATGAATCCACCCGCGCTGACTGGACCCTCACCGCAGGGGGAGGCGTACGAGCCCGCGGCGTCCGCTCCGGACTCACAGGCAACGCAATGTCCGTCGGCATCATCGACGACCCCTACCGCGACCGAGCCGAAGCCGACTCACCCCTGATCCGTGAACGCGTATGGGAGTGGTACTCGTCCGCGTTCGTCTCCCGCCAAGCACCCGGCGCACGCCAGATCATCACCCTCACCCGCTGGCACGTCGACGACATCGCAGGCCGCCTCCTCGAACGCGAAGGCCGACTCGAAGACGGCGGCGAATGGAAAGTCATCCACCTCCCCGCCATCGCCCTCACCCCCGATATTGAACGCGGCATCTACCCCGACCCCCTCGGCCGCGCCCCAGGCGAACTGTTGCAGCACCCCCTCATCGACACCGAGGACACAACCGAGCTCACCAACTACTGGACGAAACGCCGCAACTCCTCTACCCAACGAGACTGGTCCGCCCTGTACCAAGGCACCCCCTTCGACGCCACCGGCGGCCTGTTGACGGAGCAGATGATCCGCGACCGCACCGGTACCCCTGGACCCGTACGCCGCGCAGGCGTAGGCGTAGACCCCTCCGGCGGCGGCCGCGACACCGCAGGCATCGTCGGTGGCCACGTCGACACCAACGGCAAATTCTGGTGGACCCACGACCGCACCGCGAAAATGTCCGCCGACAACTGGGCGAAAGAAGCGTGCCTCCTCGCCGACGAAATCCATGCTGACCGGATCGTCTACGAGAACAACTACGGCGGCGACCAAGCCGGCACGTTGATCACCCAAGCGTGGGCCGCACTGCAAGCCACCAGGCGTATCGACGAACGGCACCTCTGCCCCCGCGTCGTCGGAGTCCAATCCCGCAAATCCAAATACCTCCGCGCTGAACCCATCGCCCAGGCCGTCATCACCGACCGCGCCGGCTTCTCCGCCGAGCAACCCCTCCGCACGTTGAAGGGCGAATGGCAGATGTGGGAGACCGGGTCCACATGGTCACCCGGCGCACTCGACGCCGCCGTCCACCTCGCCTACGACCTGGTCCCCGCCATCGGTGCTGGCGCGACTGTGCATTCGGTAGCGGGCCGCCGGAAGGACCAAGTACCGGTGTCGGCTGGGGGTACAGCGGCCCGCCGCATCGCACGTTAGTCACGGATACAGTCGCACTGTGCCCGTTTGTACGGTAGCTTCATCGGCATGACCCAAACAGCCCCCACCGACACCGCCGCGCGCCGTGCCGAACTCGAAGCCGAACGCGAGCTGATCTTCACCGAGATGGACGCCCGCGACCGCCGCCTCGACCAAATCCGCGACGAACTCGAACAGCTCCCGGCATGACGAACCGCCTCGAGCTGAAGCTCATCCGCGACGATGGGCAACGCGCACAATCCGTCGCCACCGCATCGGTACCCATCGACCTCAACGACGACGGCAAAGTGCACCGCCACGTCCTCGAAGAAGGCATCGCCTCAGTTGTGGGCGCATTCATTCGCCACGCCGAGCAGCTCCCCGTCATCGACGACGGCCGTCCCCTCGACGAGACCGAACAAGCCATCGTCACCGCCCTACGCCAAAGGAACCAGCAGTGACCGAAAACAGCGAGCAAGACGCCGACACGCTGCGAGCCCAAGCCGAGAAGTCGAACCGTGCACTAGCAGAAGCGAAACGACTCGCCGATTTCCACACCAGCATGCTGACCGACCCCACACCGTGGACCGTCTTCGCCCTCGGTGGCGGGCAGAACCTCTGGGGTGGCCCGATCCTCAGCATTCTCCGACGCCTCGCCGCGCAGATGAACGACAACCTCGAACCCGACGGATTCCGCATCGCCATCACCCTGGAGCAGTTCGAGAAGCACATCGGCGGATCCGAAACCGTCAACTTCACCAAGGAAGTCCGTGGCCGCTGGGATGGCCTCGGCGACCAGTTCGGCGAACAGGCGGCGTTCTGATGAGTGATCCGACAGCGGACGCGTACCGCCTCGCAGCCGACTACCTCGCGGCGAACGATGGCTCACACGCGTCCATCGCTCGCCTCCGCGTCGCAGCGAACCGCCTAGACGACGAGTACAGCCTCGCCGCCGAACTCGGCAACACGCTGATGACCGAGGCGGCTTCCGGATGCGGACCCCTCGCATTGGGACAGCGGGCCATCGTGCTCGTTGGCCAGCACTACCGACTCGAACCGCTGCCTGTAGTGATGGAAGCGGGTGTCGACGAATGAGCGACTATCCCGACAGCATGACGCTGCGCCCCATCGAGCAGTGGCCCGGCAAGCCGACCGCGATCCGCCAGCGGTCGAACTTCTCGGCACAGTGGCGCTCCACTTTGGAACTCCTCGACCGGGAACTGCACCATCTCGGCAAGTCGAACCGTAACGCGCCCACCATCCTGCAAATCGCGATGCGCGAACAGGACTTCCGGCTCGACGGCATGCCCCGCGCGAACGCAATCCCAGCGCACCCAGGCGTCATCCTGTCCATCGAATCCCGCCACGGCCCACTGTCCTACCCCTGCGACCGATTCGACCGATGGCAGGACAACCTCCGCGCTATCGCCCTGTCCCTCGAAGCCCTCCGCAAGGTCGACCGGTACGGCGTCACGAAGAACGCCGAGCAGTACACCGGGTTCAAGGCGATTGGAGCAGCTTCCGCGCCGATACCCAGCGTCGTCGAAGCCGAAGCAATTCTGAGAACGGTTGCGGGCGGATACGACTCCGCGCTGGAGCTCGGCACGATGAGTCAGGCCTATCGCCGTGCCCGACGTGAGACTCATCCGGATCGACACCGAGGCAGTCGGGTCCTCTGGGATTCAGTCGAGGCGGCCGCCGAGGTGTTGCGGGCAGCGGGCCGACTGTGACCGTCTCGACTCGTCTCGACACGGTGCATGTGTTTCGGGATTCGTTGGGGGAGTGGCGGTGGCGTCGTCGTGCACCCGGCGGCCGAACCCTCTCCGAAAGCCCCCGCGGCTACCCCAACCGGCGCGACGCCATCACCAACCTCCGCACCACCCACGGCTACCACCACTACACCCTCATGACAGGAACAGAATGAGCGACAACAACCGCCCGCACATGGACGGCCCGTACATGGAGGGCGCGGTCCTGAAGAAGGGTGACCGCGTCGGCGTCGAGATCAACGGCAAAGTGCACATCGACACCTACACCCCGCCAGCCGTCCGGCCGACCGACGAGCAGCTCGCCGACTGGACCGACCCTTACGGAAGCAACTTCCCGCCGTACTACCTCACCGAGCACGACCAACTGCTCCAAGGCATGTGGGAGGAGCTGATCGAACTCCGCGCCGAACGAGCCGCCCGCACAGTCGAATACGCCGTGAAGCACCCCGTCAATGGTGAGCCCCGCTTCGCCCGAGAGTCGCTGGAACTGTGCCGCGCCACAGCCGAAGACCACGACACCGTGATGCTGCACCGGTACGTCGGACCCTGGACAGATGGTGAACCCACATGAAGTGGTCCAGCTACCGCCGGGGCGACGAATTCGACGAAGGCAACCGAGGCATCGGAGTCTCCATCGTCTACGAGAAGGGGCTCCACCTGTCCCTCAACATCGACATGTGGCGCTGGTTCTACAGCATCGGATGGGAAGCCACCACATGATGCCCATCTGGCTCGCCGTGATCCTCGTGTGGCTCGCGTTCAACGTCGGGGCCGGCCTCGCTTGGTGGTGGGCACACACCCACACCCACACCCCCACATGCGACCGCATGCACTACGACCCCACCCACGGCCACATCGCCGCCACACTCCCAGACGGCCGCCCGTACGAATACGGGAACGACTTCCACATGGGTCCACGGTTCCCCCGCCCCACCATCCACAAAGCAGGTGATGGGTGGGTCGTCACCCGCAACCCCCTCACCAAACCGGGTGCAGGAGACGTCTACGACACCTTCGACGAAGCCGTAGCCGCCGCCACCAAAACCACCGAACCCACTGCTGGGTGGGGCTTCAAAATCGGAGTCGGACGATGACCAACCCGCAACTCACCGAGCTGATCTCGGACACCACCCGCGCATTCGAGCGGCAGTCCTCCGGCGTACTCCGCCACCAGCAATGGCACACCGAACTCGCAGAACACCTCCAAACCATCCTCACCGCCGAGGGATACAGCATCGTGCGGGCACCGACCGGGGGAAGCTGGATAGGCGAGAACGTGACCGTCTCACTGAAACGCGGCGAACCCTTCAACGGCGTCCTTCTCGAAGAGAACGTGATCACCGGTAGATGCCTCGTGCGAGACGAAGACGGATTCGAGTTGTGGGTCAACCGAAGCATCATCACACCCGCTGCTGCCGCTGAGGGGGAGAAGGGATGAGCGGCGTGATCGTCGGTGGCCGGTGTGCACCGTGGGTCCATCCTCGCTGGCGACGTGCGCTGTACCGCCTCGGCGTCCACCGCAACCACCACTGGCTCGGCGACTACACCCGCGCCATGCAAGCAGTCGGGAGGAAGCCGTGAGTTGGCTGGATGGTCGGCCTCGTGACGAATGCCCAGCCGAACGCCACGACAACCCCCACAACCCCGAACCCGACTGCACCTGCCCACCACCACCAGACAGGACCGACGAGGAATGAACGACACCTTCTCGTTCTCAATGACATTGACCGACGTCGACCACGATGCATGGGCGCGCCTGTTCAACATCGACGCCATCGCCCTCACCGACCCCGAGCTGTACGCCCGCCTCACCTGCGAAGGCGCACTCGCATGACCCCCGCTTACTGGGCGTGCATGTTCTTCGGGCTCCTCGCCATCACCGGCACCGCCGGCACCATCGCCGCCCTCATCCACCGAGACATCAACCACAGAGACGACTAGCCACATCCGCCGCGACCTCCAAGCCGACAGATACCATCCATCTGTACCCGTCGACATGGAGGCACCGCGCGTGACCATCACCAACGAACAACGATTCTGGAACAAGGTCAACAAGCACGGCCCGGTCTCCACTCACCGGCCAGACCTCGGTCCCTGCTGGTTATGGAACGGAACAACCGCCAGCGGATACGGCCAGTTCAGCTTGAACGGCAAACAACCCGGCGCGCACCGAGTCTCATACGAATACGAGATCGGCCCCATTCCTGACGGACTCCACCTCGACCACCTCTGCCGAGTTCTGCTGTGCGTCAACCCTGCACACCTAGAACCCGTCACATCCAAGGTCAACACCGAGCGCGGCATATCCGCCGCCACCGCGCGCGCACGACATGCAGCCATCACGGCTTGCCCCAACGGGCACTTCTACACATCCGTTAATGCGCGAGTCGACTCGCGCGGGCACCGCCACTGCCGTACCTGCGACCGAGCAAGAGCGCGGGGGACCGATCCGAAACTCGAGCCGCTTGTCATCCAAGTGCCGCCACCTCGCAGCCCACGCCACTGCCCGCACGGACACGAATTTACCCCCGAGAACACCGCACTCAACAACCGCGGCAGCCGCTATTGCAGAGAGTGCAACCGCATCAAAAAGAAAGCGCAGTACGTCGCACGCAAGGCGGCGATGGCATGAGCCTCGGACTGTTTCTCCTCACCCTCGGCGGCACAATCCGCCTCACCAGACTGATCACCGACGACTTCATCACGCGCCACATCCGCGCCTTCGTCATCCGACACCGAGGCCCTGATTCCGACCTTGCCTACCTCGTCACCTGCCCGTTCTGCCTATCCATGTACATCGCAGGCGGTGCATTCAGTGCGGCATGGTTCTACGGCAGCCACCCCGCCTTCATCATCACCGCAGCTGCTCTCACAGCCTCATGGCTAGTCGGCATCACTGCATCCATCCTCGACGGCGGAGCTGACGACTGATGCGCGCACTCACCAGACGCCCCGAATCAACGGCACGACGCATTGCTGAGTCCGTTGTCACCGCGCCCCTCGCCCTCGGCCAGCGACGCATCCCCCCACGCACCGGACCGGTCGTCGCCCAATACGCCATCCCCAGCCCCGACGGCCGACGAGCACCCCACACCATCACCGCCTCCGCCGAACTCCTGTACGGCAAGAACGTCGCCAAAACGAAGAAGCGCCCACCCGTCCAGTCCTGGCAGTACGAATCGTGGGAGCTCCGCCGCGAAATCCCCGAGTTTAGATTCGCCGGCGACCGCGCCGCCCACGGTGCATCGCAGTACAAGATGTACATCGCCAAACGCCCCGAGAGCTCCGACGGCACACCAGATCGCGCCACCGACGGACCCGCAGCAGACCTGTCCGCCATGATGTTCGGCGACATCGCCGCCACCCAGCAACGCCTCCACGACGCCGCGCAGCACGACGCATTCAACGGCGAAAGCCTGTTCGTCATCTCCGACACCCCCGACGGATTCGCCTGGACACCGTCCTCCGTCCGCGAACTCACCGGGCAGGGCAAATCGTGGAAACTCAACAACGGCTTCGAGAACCGCAACCTCGACCTCAACACCGAACGCGTCGTCCGCTGCTGGAAACGAGACCCCGAATTCTCCGGCCTCGCTGACTGCGCCGCCCGCTCCGTCCTCCCCATCGCCCGCACACTCCGCGGCCTCGCGAAACGAACCGGCGCAGAAATCGACTCCCGCCTCGCAGGAGCCGGCGTCCTCCTCCTCCCCGACGACGTCCAAGTCCTCGCCGGCCAAGGGCAGACGGACCTCGTCGAAGCGTTCATCGAATCGATGCTCACCCCCATCCAAGATCCAGAATCGGCGGCCGCCCTCGTCCCCCTGATCCTGAAGATGCGCGGCGACGCGATCGAGAAGGTGAAACACATCAGCTTCTCCACACCCCTCGACGAGAAACTCCCCGAGATGGAAACCAACGCCATCCGCCGAATCGCACTCGGCATGGACTCCCCACCCGAAACGCTCCTCGGGATGGGCACCGCCAACCACTGGTCCGGGTGGCTCATCTCTTCCGAGGAAGTCCAGTTCGTCACCTCACCCGCAGTGGCCCGCATCTGCCACGCACTGTGGACCGGCTTCGCACGGGAGATGCTCGCCGCGATGGGGGAGCAGAACCCCGACGACTACATGGTGTGGTTCGACGCCTCCGAGCTGGAACTCCGCCCCGACAAGTCCACCGACTCCCGCGACCTCCACGCGAAGGACGTCCTGTCCGACGAGGCGATGCTCCGCGAGAACGGCTTCTCGAAAGAAGACATGCCCGACGACAAGGAGAAGAAGCGTCGATTCTTCGAGCTGCTGGTGCTCGCCGACCCGTCGCTCGCCCCCACGATCTTCCCCGAGCTCGGCTACGACCTCGACTTCACCCGATGGTCCGGGACGGCAGCCACCGAAAAGACCCCGACCGAACCCACCACCCACCCCCACCCACCCGGCGAGCACGAACCACCCGTCCAT